GTTGTCCGCCAAGTTCGGGTAACCAACGCTCTCCGCGTAGAGCCGAGCTTGCTGTTCGATGTTCGTGTCCTGCTCGAACGCATCCTCGGTCAGCGTGTAGGGGCCTTCTATCGGCTCGGTCCCCTTGCGCGGCTTGTAGGTCCCCATGCCTCGCTGCGCCTGCCCGCCGATACCCGTGCGAGGGTTCGGCGGCGACGCAGGGGCCATGTTCGTGGAGTTACCGAGTTCGAGTCGGTCGCCCACCGATCACTCTTCCTTTCGGTTGGACTTTGACTTTGACCCGCACGGGTTGCTTTCCATCTGCGTGAACGGGTTGATCTTGTCGAAGTGATCGAAGTCCGATGACTTGAGGATCATGTCGCTTTTGCGGGTCTGGTTCGTGTCCGCTTCGGACGGATACCACTGGTCCTTTACCACGACACCTTTCGTCGATTTCTCGTGCATCGGCAGTCTCCAGGACTTCGTAGACCGGACCGGTCCAGCCGGGCCAGAGCCGAGCTCGGCCCGGCCAACGAGACTCATACCACTTCAGCCAGTCGATGGCACGGGCCGGGTCGTTGTAGAAGCTGCGTTTGCCTGTTGCCGGGTTCTCCAGCCCGAAGAAGTAGCCGGTGCCGTTCACCAGCGTGAAGCCCAGGCAGTAGATCGGCGAGCATCCCATCAGGTGCGCCGTCTGGATCATGTAGCACAACGAGTTACCACCCGGATGGTAGGGCTGCCGCATCGAGCTCGGCATGAATGGCGGCGTGTGCTGGCGTTGGATCCTGCCCTTCCCGTCGCGCGTGACTGCCTTCGGTTGCTGAATGAAGATCTCACTCACTGGCCACTTCCGCCTCCCCACCACGCGCAGCATGTGCGATCCGGCAACCGAGTAGGGGCCGCCGCCGAAGAGTCGTTTGCTCGCTACGACAACCAGGGAGTCGGGACATCGAGCGAGTCGCTCTCGCTCGGACTTCCAGACGTTGATGTCAACGACATGCCATACGCTGGGGACCAACGCTCGGAGCGTCCAGTTGCTTCCGATGACGATCTCGCCAGCAGCAGCGACAAGTCCTGTGGACTCAAGTAGGCCGCCGGCTCCCCCAAGAAGGAATGCTGGCTTGCCCGTTCCAATCCCATCAAGCCAACCCGGATCAGCACTTCCGCCGCGCGGTGCGCATAGCTGTGCCGCCTTGAAATCAGGTAGGAGCATGCATCACCGATCTTCTCGGCTTCGTCGGGGTGCTTCAAGTAGTAGAGCACGAGCTCTACGAAGTGATCGGGGTCCTGCGCGCGAGGAGCCATCGGGAACAAGCGTGCGAGCTCGCTTCGGTGGTCATCGCTGACCACGCATGTTCCGCAAGCTGCCATCTCCAGGAATCGAGGGTTGACGTGCGCCGCAGGCAGGTTCGCATCGTTCCAGAACCCGGTTCCTTCTCTCTTCGGCATCTGCCGGCAGAGTTCGATTCCTTCTGGAACGTGCATCGCTCTCGGCCTGCCCATCACCCGCTTCTTGTAGCACTCGTTGGTGATCTCAGGAGCTCGATGCACGTTGAGCCCCACAATGCAGCTCGCGTAGTGCTTCGGGTGGTCTTGCAGGGCTACCCACTTCGGATCGTTCTTCCCCACGGTCTTGAAGAACCTGATGTCCGCGCCATCCACGAGCCGCTCAATCGGCTTGAGCCAGTCGAGTCGTGGAATCAGCGTAGCGTTACCCAAGAAGAACGCAGGCACCTGCCGCCCGGCGTAGGGTCGTCGCGCAAAGTGAACCACATCGACGCCGGGCGGCAAGTAGAAGACGTTGTTGCGGTCCTTCCTCGATCTTCGATGAACCTCAACCGTGCACGGGTCCATCGTGAAGACGTAGCCGAACCTCGGGCTATAGCGAGCCGTCTCACCTGACTCGTAGGGCTCGTCGCAGAGATAGACCGCAGTCTTGATCCCATCCTTGCGGAGACGGACCTGGAAGTCCTCGTTGCTCGCCGCGCGGCCGTGGTGGCACCACACGAGGTGAGGCTTCCACCGGGCAATGTGGTCGGCGATCTGCTTCGCCGTGCCCGGCATGCGCGTGCTCCGGTAAGGCGAGCTACCAACCGAGACGATCTGCCGCAGCACGCTGATGTCGAAGATCTGAACTTCGCAGCCGATCGCCTCAAAGCCACGCTTCCAGCCAGTCCGGTAGTCATCGCTGTAGATCAGCCGGCTGTCATCGGCGATGGCTACGCGGAACTTCTCGGTTGGCCCTACTCCGATCTTCCTAGCTACTGGCTGCAACCTTCGGCCTCCAGAGCTCGTGGTCGTGATGTTCGATCTCCGTGTAGCTCACAGCCGGCGCGTGCCATGCCGAACCACCCTGGGCATGCACAGCCTTCGACCAGAAGACGATCGGATCCACCGACCCGAATGGAGTCATCTTGCGCGCGTAGCTGGTCTGCACCACAGCGAACCGGCATCCCTCCAGCGGAGCTCGATTGTGAGGCCGCTTCACCGGGTAGTGCGTGGTGCTCTTCGTATCGGGGTAGAAATCCACGATGCCAGTGATCGGGTCACGGTCGAAGATCTGCTTGACCTTGCCGAACCACTGCCGGTCCAGCAGTCGGGTCTCCGGGCCGACGATCGCAGTGAGCTTCTCCACGCAGTCCAGAAGCCCTTCCGCCAAGATCGGGTTGAGCCCCTTGGCCACCCGCTCGTTGGTCAGCCTCCAGGCTGGCTCGAACTCCTGGAGGTAAGCCTGCAATGATCGAAGATCTTCCTCTGCGGCCCCATCCACCAGGACCAAGGCGCGGAACGGAACGTCCGTGCAGGCCCGCAGCGCATCGAGGCAGTCAGGGACGAGCTGGAGGTTCTGATGGGGCACCGGCACTAGCACGTCGAGCAAGGTTCACGTCCTGTTGTTTGGCACCCTCGCGGCCGATGGTGCGTTTCTGGCATCGGATCGAACAGAAGACCACTATCCGGCGGCCCGCGCGCATGCTGGCTCGCACAGGCCCGGAAGGCAAGATCACATCACGCTGGCAGCCCCGGCAGGGCACCACGACCGTATCGCCTCCAGCTTCGACGCTCACAGCAGCCACCCTTTGGCCTTCGGAGGAAGAGGCGGGAGCTCGCTCGCCGGCACGATGATCTTCGTCTGCTCTTCGTCGGACCACTCTGGAGCCCCGAGCTCGGTCTTGGCTGGATCGAGCACCTTGCGCCCAGCTCGGACGCCACCTTGGTTGGCCACGAGCTCCTTGGACTGGAGTAGCTGCTCCTTCGTTCGCGCGTTGAATCTGTATTCGTCTTCCGGGGCCGAATTGTAGGAGATCGAAGTCTTCGAGAGCTGCTCGATTCCGTTCTGGACGGCGTTCTGGACTGCGAACATCACCTGCTCGATCCAGTCTGTCTGTCCGAACTTCGCGATCAGGATTTCCCCGGTAGCCGCTGCTGCTGCGGTGGCCTCCGGAAGAAATTGCCTTCTTGGCTTTGCTGTGTTCCGGGTGACCGCTGGTCGCTCGCCGATTTGCTTCGCCATAGTTCGTTGGTCCCTAACTGGTCCCGCCGGACGTGATCGCGTGCCGGGTAACCATACTCAGGATTGAGCTTGCCGTCGATGATCGTTGGTTGATGTTTGATGACCGTGGCCATTCGCCAGCCGGGCGGGGGTGCTGGAGCGATCCATTTGCCTTCCTTGTCCTTCTTATCGAGATCGGAGATCGCATCGGGGATGTCGTCGTGGTCGCTGAACGGCCACTCGGTCATCTCCGCGAACATGGGAGCCCACTTGCGGTGCTGCTCCTTGAGGCTCCTGGCAAACCAGATCGTGCCACCACGGAAGCGTGGCTCGGCTGCCTCGATGCGCATGTCCTTGATCTCCTGGTTGCGGCCCGCCACCTTGATGATCTTCGGGTGGATGAACGTCTGCCGGCGGATCTCCTCGAAAAGCGAAGACAGGAGCTCCGCGTGCGCGGTGTCCTCCAGCACCATGCCCTTCAGGTTGAGGGGCTGGTAACGATTCCACAGGTCGCAGGCGATGCGCACAGAATCACTCGGCTTCCATCTCCCAACGTAAAAGTCACGCACGTATGCCGCTCGGTTGCAGTCGAGCGAGACGATCCAGAACGCTGTGCGGTCCGCCTTGCCCTTCTTCTTCTCTTCCGCGATGAATGCCCAGTCCGTGAAGATGTAGGTCCACACGTGGCTCGGGATGTCGCGATCTTCGATGACCCTGAAGTAGCTCGGCTTGAAGATCTTCTCGTCATCGGTAGTAGGCTTGTTCTCGTAGTAGCAGGCGAACTGGCGCGGGGGCATGATCGCCTTCTGCGCCGCGATGAATGCCTCCGTGAGACGACCGGGGAAGAACAGCGTGTTGTCCGGGTTCCTCCACGAGTGGATCGACACCTCGAACAAGTCGCGCATGCTCTTGTTCTTGAGCAGCGTGCAGTAAAGATCCGCGTAGTGGTGCAGCGTGCCGATCATCAAGATGCGGCAGCCTGGATCGAGCTGCGCCATCATCTCACCGAACCAGTGCCACGTGGTCTGGATGCCTTCGACGGTCTTGGTGTTCTCCTGGGACACCACGTCGTCCATCACGATCAGATCCCAGTGCGAGCCCGTCCAGACTTCACCGCAGCCAGCCGCGAGCAGCGTCGGCTCCTTCGCGTGCGTGATCGTGCGCAAGGCCGACGTGAACTCGCCGCTGCCTTCCTTCCAGTCCTTGCCCTTG